GCTAATAATTCCCGTTATGCAATTGATCAAAAAAATTAGAGGGTAAAAGCTTAAATAAAAAATGAGTAATCAGGAGCCTCTTTTTAGGGGTTTTTGAAGGTAGTTCCTAAGTTGGGTCTTTTGGTCTGATTTAGGTTTTAAGAAAGTTTTTTTGAAGGTAGTTCCTAAGTTGGGTCTTTAGGTTTAAATAAAATAAAAAAGGTAAAAAATATGTGTATATATAAAGAGAACGGATACGAAAACAGAACTGAGTATCTTGAAAATTTGGCGAGTAATTGCGGGGTAGATATTGGGATCGTTTATTCTTTGGCGGACATGTTAGGGTCTAACGAAGATTTTGACGGTTTAGTATCTGGAATTGAAGATTATATGAATATGGGATTTTAATTATGAGCAAAGAAAAAGATTTACTGCAAAGATTTATGAAAACTTTAGACCTTGAGAACTCGGAGCAAGATTTTGAACTCCACGAAAGGCTAGAAAAATTTATAAGAGATCCTGAGTATTATGAGGAATGGGCACAAGAGGAGAGCGAAGATGAGTAATAAATATGTAGGACATTATGTAGATGAAGATGGCCATGTAGACAACAAGCTAACGCTGACTAGTGATGGGTTTGTTGAACTCTCTGAAGACTTAGAAGCTATTGTTGATAAGTTTGCAGGCGTTGATGGCGCAGGATTTATGATGTGTAGCGAGATACGCGAGGACCTAATGGACTTGATACACGAAATAATTAATGGGAAGGAGAGTGAAGATGAGTAATATGAAAAATCTAAAAATTAGTGAAATTGAGCAGTTTTACGATCTAAGCAAATTGGTTGAGTTAACTGGTAATGCGAGTACTCACAGCGGGGAGAGGTTTCTAGTCGGCTTTCAAGTCGAAATGAATGTCACTGTTATTAATAAAAAGGGCGACAAAAAGGACTTTCACCTCGTTTTTCAGAATGAAGAGCGTAACAACCAACTTCAATGCTACAGCAATTACGGCATGGCATCCTCTGCAGTTTATGGTTGTGATGCTGATGAAACGCCAGAACTTGAGGAATGGTTAAGCGAAACAAAAGAATATGACTTCAATGAGAGCATTGTTGATCGTTGTGTAACAGACGCTAATGAGTTAGCAAAAGCTGAATATCTTTTAATGTTAATGGCCAGATCATATAAATTATTATCCGGAAGAATTTGAGGAGAGTGAAGATGAGTAATGTAGATATAGATTTTGAAAGCGAAAGCAAACTAATGAAAAAATATGATTTAGTTGGCTA